ATCTGTCCCGTTATGCGCTAGGGTCAGGTACCGATTCTCGGACCCGATCGGCCCGACCGTCATCACGTGGCGTGCATGGGTGAGCGTGGCGTTACCGGACAGCTGGGCGGTGCCGAATACGTGGGCGGAGCCGTACACGTGGGCGTTGCCGTACACTTGGGAATTGCCGTACACTCGGGCCTCATCGTACACTTCGGCGTTGTCGTACACTTGGGCGGTGCCGTGCACTTGGGCGGTATCGTACACTCGGGCGGTGCCGTACACTCGGGAGCGGCCGGATACCCGGGCGTCCGGGCCTATGTAGGCGGTTGGTGCTACGTAGGCGGTGTAGGCTACGGCGCCGCCGCCGTTGGGGTGTGGGTGGTAGGTCATTTAGTACCGTTCGGTGTAGCGTTCGGCCCGGTGGACATCACCGGCGCAGTATATGCATAGACCGTCGTAGCGTTCGTCGGCTTCGTCTTCGTCGTAGGGTTCGTGACAATCCTCGCAGCGGGGGAATCCGTCGCCGTCATGAGACCGGTCTCGCTCCGGCCAACCGCCGTCGGGCGGTAGGTAGAAGCGTGAGGCGTTGATGTAACGTTGGTAAGTGCTGCTCATTAGTAGCCTACTCTCATGCTCTTGGTGTCGTTGGCGTAGCGTACCGTGATGAACAGCAGATTAGCTGCGGCGTCAGCAATGTTGAGGTAAGGACCATCAACAATCTTGAAGTCGAGACCTGCCTTCCAGTCCTTGAGGACAGCAGCTTTGGACGTATATGTTCGCCCGTAGGCACCTCGTACCGTGTAGCTTTCCATTGTTACCCTTCCTTCAGGTTGATATGAATAGATGTAATCGTAGCGTTGTCGGCGTCGGCCGCCTCACTCAGTAGCTCAATTAGTTGTTGATATGTTTGGTGGTCCGACGATATGGCATAGGTTGTTTCATCGGTGGTCCGTAGCGTTACCCTCATTAGAATTGCTCCTTCAGGTTGATATGAATAGATGTAATCGTAGTGGTCCGTAGCGTCACCCTCATTAGAATTGCTCCCCGTCGTAGAGGTTGGCGCCGGTCAGGTTGCGCCAATGGATCCAGCAGATTGCCTGTACCTCATGGCCTAGTAGGTCGCACCGACGGGCGACGGTACGGAATACGCTGGCGCCCCGTTGATAGACACCTACTCGCTCAAGCGACCGGTCTAGTGGGTCCAGTGGAGCGCCGCACAGTAGAGCAATAGCGTGTCTATCTACCGTTACGGGTCCCGCTTGCAATGGCCGCAAGATATTAGCGTAGAAGCTGCGGACCTTGCGCCCACCTAGTACGTCGGCGGGGTCCGCCCCGCTCATAATGAGATCTACCTTCTGGCAAGCGTCGTCAAAGTGCCCGCTAGCGGACAATCCTTGAGCAGCGTCAATGCATGCTTCGTGTGCCAGCCTAATGTTCTCACCCCAACCGGTCTGAGGTGATAGTGCGGCAATGACCCCGGCACCTTGTGAGACAGTTAGTCCGTAGGCTTCGGCTAATTCCACAGCATGAGAATTAGCCTGCGGGTACCAACCTAAGCCTTCCTTGCACTCATCCGGAGTGGCGTTAGCTAGCGCTGTGAGTACGTTGTCTAGCATGACATCGGTAGAGGGCAGTAGGGACACTGAGCGGCTGATGGCACGCTGGCGTGCACTCCGTCCGCTAGCGGAACTAGTAGGTAGTAGGAAGGTCATCGCTTTATCCTTTGGATCTCGACATTGGACAGTTGGGCGCTATTCTCAATAGCTAGCAATATGCGAATATCTCTAGGCTTGAGTCCGGTAGTAAGCATTCCGCTGATGGCAAGACTACCGTCCCGTCGCCAGATCCGGTAGCTGTATCGTCGCTGGTTCTTCACTGTTTCTCTCTCTCTCTCTCTGTTGAGTGCTAGTTGCACTAGGTGAGGCGCCCGCTGGTGCGGGCGCCCTGCCTACTGCCCCCGGCTAGATGTCTATGGCGTTGGCGATCTGTTCCTCTGTTCCCGCCGGTAGGTAGACGCTGGTCCTTGCGCCGTGCTGGTCTCTGAATTCGATAGCCAGCGTCCCGTCTTGGAGACGCAAGCAGCTTTCTGCTGTGCTTGTGACAAATACGTCGCGTGCAGTGAAGGGATTGGAACCTGCGTACCGTGCGGCCAACACCCATAGGGCGCCAGATTGGAGGCGTAGCTCATGTACCGTTAGACCTCCGGGTAGGTCCTCACTCGGTGCATGCTCAGTGCTGCCCACTGTTACTGATGAGTCCGTGAGGTTGTGCGTGGTCCGTGTGATGTCTTTCATTGATATTCGCTTTCTGTTGATGGTTAGATGATCGTGGCCAGTGCGCTTGTGAGGCGCTAGGACTTGCTCCGCTGGCCGATGACGTCCCCTTTCTGCACTTCCCTAGGGAAGCTACCAATCAGCTACCAAGGACCTTAGGGAGGTCCTGTGGCCGTTACGGCCGTTCTGCACTGATGTGGGGTTATGTCAAGGTATTTGTTTGTTTAATGTCCGTAGGCTGATGCCTACGGGATCTCATCTCTTCAATTGTCAAGGTTCATCCGCTGGGCGATATGTGGCCCGACACCGATAAATCTATATAAGGGTGCTAGGAAAGCAACACCCAGCGCCAAACTGTAATCAGATTGGAACATGCGCCGACTAGCACACTTCGCGCTTGATGTCAAGCCAGGCGGAGGATTACTTCGCACCGTAGGCATGGTGGCGCTAGCACACTTCGGGTCGGGGACCGGTCGGCGCTCCAGTTCCGCTAGCACATACTGAGCTTCCTGTCAAGTCGGGTAGAGGATTGCTACTCTTCGTAGGCCTGCGGGTGCTAGCATAGTCTGCGCTCGAACACAAGCCCTGTAATCAACTCGTAACAATTGTAACATAAGGGCGCCCTATCATACTTCCCGTCAGAAGTCAACCTTTGTAACACGATTGTAACGGGGTACCCCCGGGGGGTATGCCCCCCCTTGACAAATCAATAATTTTGTGCTACGACCCCCACATCTAACTGCACACATTTCCGGTTCATGGGATATATGAAGTGAAAGCATCTCGACCAGAGATGCAGCTTGTGAGATACCATGTGCATAGCCCCGAACGAAGGATCTCTCCCCCATGGTCGCAATGACTAACTACCTAGAAAACAAGCTTCTTGACCACGCTCTAGGTACCACTGCCTACACGGCTCCTACTAACGTGTATGTGAAGCTTCACATTGGCGACCCGGGCGAGGACGCTACCGGGTTCCCGGCTGTTGAGGCGACCCGGAAGGTTACCGGATCGTTTGCTGCTGCGGCTGCGGGCACCACGGACAACGATGCGCTGATTGAGTGGCTGTCCGTTTCTACCACCGAGGTCTATAGCCATATCTCGATCTGGGATGCGGCCACGCTAGGAAACCCACTGTTCTACGGAGCACTCACCTCTACGGTGTCAATGACTGCGGGAGACGACTTCCAGCTTCCTGCGGCATCCCTTGCTCTAACGTTTGACTAGCAGGGGTAGGTCCCAGTGACCATCTCCAACCATTACACGGCGGCGACTACCGCTACCGGTACTCAGATTTCGTCGCTCACGTTCACGACGGCGGCGGCAGCGTGCCCGGTCGGCGGAGATGACGTTGTAGCGATTGTTGATTGCTCTACAGCGAATCAGTCAATCAGTTCAGTGACGTGGGGCGGCGTTGCGATGACCGCCGAAAACGAGCAAGGAACCGGCCCGTTCTGTCGCCAGTTCCGGCTCGTGAACCCGCCCAGAGGCGCACAGTCGGTGGTCGTGACGTACGCTGGGTCCGCCCAGTTTGTTGCGGCGATAGCCTACAGCGTTGCGGGCGTGGATCAGGTCGCACCAGATGATGCGGTAGCGGTCGGGGCTAACTCGTCGTCGGTGAACATCACGACGGTGACGGACGGTGCCCGAGTCATCGACATTGCACGGGCAGCTCCCGAGATGCCGTTGTCGGCCGGGGCAGGCCAGACACAGATAGCGGTCGTGACCGGCGACTCGATCGACACCGGTGCGTCGTTCAGGGACATGGCGACCGCTGGTGCTACCACGATGTCGTGGACGAACGGGATCTGCGTCTCGGCTATGGCGTTGAAGCCGTCACCGATTACCTCTGCGTTCACAAAGTACGCTTACGGCGACACGGCGCTGACGGCTCCTACCCCGGCCGGTACCGGCGGTGCGTTGGTCGTGGTCGGCATCCACGGTGGTGGGTTCGCTCCGGACATAGCCGGGGATTGGACGCTGATCGGTGAACAAATCAACAATGAAGGCTCGGCCCGTATCAAAGCCTACGTGGCGACCAAAGCCTCCCCTAACATGGGGTTCACTGTAACGGGCAACGATCCTCCCGGTATCTGCACTATCCGAGATACCGCCGCCGACATGGGCGCAACGGTGCAGTGGGGTGGTGGCGCAGCGTCAAGCGCCAGTACATACAACCTCCCGGACATCACCACGGCCGTGGACGGCAACGCCATCCTCATAATGTCGGAAAACCAAACAGCGACGCACACGTGGTCTCATTCCGGGGATGCCGGGTTCAAGGAACTGTTCGACGGCGAATTCTCCACCACCGGCTGGTGGGGGATGACGGTCGCTCTAGCGTCCGTTCCCGCCCTACCCGGTGGCGCCACGTATGATGCGGGCACCGTTACTTCAACATCCACTAGTGCGTGGGGCAACCTCACCACACTCATCATCCCCACCTCTACGGGCGGGGGAGGCGGGCCACGGACCGGGGCAGCAGCTCTATCAGCTACAGCCACTCTAACCGCCGCCGGTCACGTAGTACGCAAGGGCGCCTCTAATCTTTCCGCTAGCGGAACAATTACGGCAACAGGGCAGAAGGGTGCCCAGCAGGGAGCGTCCACCCTAAACGCCACGGCCACAATAACGGCCGCAGGGCACCTAGTACGCAAGGGCGCCTCAACCCTTGCCGCCACGGCCACTCTCACGGCGGCTGGCAACAAGGCAGCCAAGCAGGGATCGTCCACCCTAACCGCCACGGCGGTGCTTACGGCCGCCGGTCATCCGGTACGCAAGGGAGCATCCGCCCTCTCTGCAACGGCGACACTCACGGCCACGGGCAACAAGGGAGCACAGCAGGGTTCCGTATCACTAGCAGCAGCGGCCAGCCTAACGGCGTCCGGCCACGCAATACGCAAGGGCGGTATTGCTTTAACGGGAACGGCGACACTATCCGCCACAGGTAACAAGGGTTCTCAGCAGGGCGCTGCGTCCCTTACTGCCAGCACCACCCTTACAGTCTCCGGCCACGCAATACGCAAGGGTGCTCTTGTTTTAACCGGCACGGGCACGCTCTCTGCTACCGGGTCTCCCAAGCGCAACGGTGCGGTATCTCTCCAAGCGGGGTCCGTGCTGGCGGCCACGGGCCGCCCCGTGCGTAAGGGCGCTTCTACCCTATCCGCTACAGCAACGCTGACGGCCACGGGCAAGGTAGGCGCACGGGTAGGGTCATCATCACTTTCTGCTAGTGCTACGCTGACCGCTGCCGGTGTCCTGAAGCGCAACGGGGCTGTAGCACTATCTGCCACAGCAACGCTCACGGCCACCGGTCAGCGTTCACGCAAGGCGCAAGGCATACTGCTATTTGCGGGAAGTGCTACGTTGACCGCAAGCGGTCGAGCGGTCCGCAAAGCAGCGTCCAGCCTGACGGGCACAGCCGCAATAACGGCCACCGCAACCGGCGGTACCCCCGCCGGGTATGTGCCCTCACCCGCACGGTACGCCAGCACGGGCAACCGCCCCCGATCCAACGGACAGAAGCAGGGGGATTACCCCAGCACGCCTCTGGTAGTCTAGCCGGATGAGCGAGGTACCAGTACTAACGGATAAAGAGATCGACCTGCTATCACCCGGGGAGCAGAAGCGGTACAGGCAGCTACTGCTGCGGCACATAGGCAGCCAGTCCCCGCTGGACCTAGCTTGTGCACTAGCCCCCGACACCCGACGCTACCCGCACGTTGAGATGCTCAACGATCACATTGTTGCTCTAGTTGAGTACCGCTTGTATGAAGACGGCCCGGGGGAACCGAGCTGTTTGTACTACACGCTACAAGACTACAAATCAGGAGAGCAGAGCACGTTAGAAGCAGCAGATGTTGACGATGTACCCTACGATGACCCGGATATGGTGGAGTATTTCTACGCCAGACCCGGTGACCCAAAGGACCGGGTCAAGCTGCGGCTAGGGATAGCCATGCCCCCACGGCACGGCAAGAGCTACATGGTGTCCGAGTGGCTTCCCTTGTGGTACTGGCTCCGGTACCCGCAGAACGCCATTGCACTAGCAACCTACTCCGACGAATTTGCATCCAGCGAGTGGGGTGTCAAGCTGCGAGACAAGCTAATGGAATACGGGCCCACGCTAGGGTTGAACCTACGAGGGGGAGAGCGAGCACCCGCAAACAACCCCCGTTTAGAATCCGGCGGCCGCATGAAGCTGGTCGGGATCGGAGGTGCCCTCACGGGGTTCGGGTTCCAGCTCGGGCTGATTGATGACCCCTTCAAGAACCAAGACGAGGCCACCAGCCATGCTGTGCGCAAGGCCAAGGCGGACTGGTACAGCTCCACGTTTGCTACCCGTAAGACCAAGCTCAGGGGCGTCATACCCGTAGAGATCATGATGTTTACCCGCTGGCACGAAGACGACATTGCCGGGCGGTTTGTATACAACGAGGACGGGACGGTCAACTCAGAGTGGTTCATGCTCCACCTACCGGCGCTTGCCATAGAGAATGACCCTCTTTCTCGTAGGCTAGGAGATCCACTGTGCCCTCAGATCATGACGAGGGACGAGCTAGTCAGCCAGCGGACACTGGACCCCACGTGGTTTGCCTCGCTGTACCAAGGGATGCCCGCTGTAGAGGACGGCGGCACGTTCGGGTCCTTCAACTATTTCACCACGGGTATACGAGAGGGTAGGGCCGTGTACCTCCACGGCGACGATGACCCGGTGTTTGTTGACGAGTGTGTACGGTTCGAGACGGTGGACTTGGCGGCTACAAAGAAGAGCTACTCAGACTATTCAGTCATTGGTTTGTTTGACTGGCACCGTCCGTCACAGACGTTGTACATGGTGGATCGGGTCAAGGAGCGGGTAGAGTCCGATACTCACACTAAGTGGCTCCAACGTCACCACGACCCCAAGGCGGTGTTTGTGGGCGTGGAGTCCATGACCTTCGGGCTGACTGTTCTACAGCACTTTCGCCGGGTGGGTGGTATCAGTGTGCGGGCACTCAAGGCGGATCGGGACAAGGTGTCTAGGGCAATACCAGCGGCGGACCTCAACCGTCGTGGTGGTCTGATGCTCCCGGCTAGGGCCGGATGGTTGCACGACTTTGAGTCCGAGTGCGCCGTGTTCCCCAATGGTAGGCACGACGATCAAGTAGATGTGCTGTCTTACGCAGTGATTGAGGCCCTGAAGCTACCTGCCCCGATCCGAAGAGTGCAAGAAGAATTGAGCCATGACGAGAAGGGTTGGCGCCAGATAGAGCGCAACCGCAGAAGGCGTAGGGCAGGCCGCTACTAGCAATGTGCTAAGTTGTGTGTCGACCTAGGGAGAGACAATGAGATTCATCGAAAGCGGAGACTTTGACTACAAGTCTTACAAAAAGGGACTTTGTATGTCGTGTGGTTCGCCGAAGAAAGACGGGGACACGGGTGTCATTGAGTTGCTGACTGACCGCTGGGGCCACTACGACATCTGTATGTCCTGTGCTCAAGAGCTGGGCAGCATGACCGGGATGATGCCAGAAGACAAAGCAGACGCCATGCGCAAACGAAACAGGAAGTACGGAACAGATCTGAAAGCCGCTAACGAGCGAGTTGCAGATCTTGAGAAGATTCTTTCATCCTATCTAGGACCGGATAAATAATGACTGCTATCATCATCATCTTGACCGCCTTGGTTTCTGCCGGGCCAGCTTGGTTTCTCCTTGCGCAACAGATAGACCGCAATCACGTTTTGGAGGAGACGATTGACGCCATGAGAAGGCGTGAGGGCGTCCCCGTTCCCAAGCCCGTGTACCCCGCTAGGACCTCTTCACCGAAGCTCCCAGCGTACCCTAACGCAGTCTAGGGTAGTCTTAGCTCATGGCAAATAACGATATGGGTCCCGTAAAGACCAAATACTTTGAAGGACTCAAGTCTATACGTCGTGAGCTAGAGGACTACTGGCTCAATAGCTCATTCACTGAGGGGTTCCAGTGGACCTACTGGCTCCCCACCGACAACACCCTGAACGATGTAAGCGACACTTCTGACCGCTTTCAGGCGGTGATTAACCGAACACGCTCTAACATGCGCTACCTAACAGCTCAAGCCGTTCAGCGCCCGCTCAAGTTCAATGTCCTCCCCACAGCGTCCGACGACGCTAGCACCCGGGCCTCCCGGGCGGGCGAAGCTCTGCTTGAAGATCTACGCAAGAGCCAAGGCTGGGAAGGCCTGCGGGAAGAAAGCATCAACGCCATCGTAAAGGGCGGCACGGGTGCCATTGCTGTGGACTGGGATGACTACGAGAAAGAGGTAGTAATCTCTCCGCTGGGAATCACTGAGTTCATGCTGGAGCCGGGTGTGCGACGCTACCAGCAAGCACGCTGGTGGATAAAGGTGCAAGCTCTGCCCCCGCAGATGGTCAAGGATATGTTCCCAGAGGAATACCCGGCGGACCGGATGCCCGTGCCCGATGCCCGTACCGGCTTGTCGCCTTACCAACACAAGCTAGTGGGCCTCAACAAGTACGGCGATAACGAGGGCGTCGATCTGACTCTAGTCCTCACCTACTACGAGCGCCCTCATCGTGGGAACGAAGAGGGCAAATTCATGGTCGAGGTCGAGAACAAGGTGCTGGACGAGGGCGTCTGGCCGTTTTCATTCAAGGAACTGAACATCGCCGTCGGCAGAGAGACCGTGCTAGAGGACCAGTGGTCCGGGTCCACGTTCCTCAATGACGTTCGACGAGTTCAGGTAATGCTCAATATTCTCTGGACTCAAGTAGCAGAACACGTACGCAACGTCGGCACGGGCCGTTTGCTGGTACCGCAGTCCGCTTGGGATGTCGTCATGGACACCTTCACTGACGAGCCGGGTCAGATGGTCCCGTATCCTGACGGGCTGGACAAGCCGGAGTTCATGCACCCTCCATCATTTGGTGCGTACATCGAGCGGTTGCTCGACCGATCAGCAGAGTACATTGATGACCTGTTCGGCCAGCACGGCGTGTCCCGAGGTCTAGCGCCGGGGCAGGTAGAGTCCGGCCTTGCGGTGCAGATACTCACAGAGAATGACAGCTCTCCCCTTAGTCGTCTAGTCAAGGAAACCTCCGCCATGTGGCAGCGAGTGGCTCAGATGACGCTGGCCCTGTATCAGCAACGAGGCTCCAGCAAACAACTCACGGTAGATATGGGCCTAGGCCCTGAGCGGTTGGCGTTCAATCCCCAGCAAGACCTCAAGGGGCAACGGGACGTAGTCATACCTACCGACGCCCTGCTCCCGAGGTCCCGTGCTGCGCAAGAGATGAGAGCAGATAAGCTTCTCCAGACAGGTGTTATTACCGACATGGTTACCTACAGCCGAGTGGCTGACTTGGCCAATGCTGCCGACATCATCAAGGCGATCGACCCCGACGCTGCCAAGGCCATGCGAGAAAATGAGATGATGGCAGAAGGTAACAATGAGCACGCAGAAATGCTCCGTGAGTTCGACAACCACGAGACGCACGAGAAGGTTCACAGAGCATTCCTTACGTCACAGCGGTTCGATATGCTAGACGAAGCCGACCAGACGGACGCTGTCAATCACTGGCAAGCACACAAGACCTTGATGTCTGAGATGCAGGCCAAGGTGCAGCGCCAAGAGGCCACGGCTAAGATGGCGCAAGACACCCTCTCGGGGGGCAGCGGCGGAGGGCAAGCCCCAGCGGATGCCCCGGCTGCCCCCCAAGAACCAGAACCTCAGCTACCGCCCGAGCTGAGCACTGCTGGCGGTATGGCTGGAGTTATGGAGCAGGCCGTCAGCTCTGAATTTCCCGGGCCTCAATAACAACACATCCCCGGAGGATGAAACATGAGTGATGAAGCAATGGCAGCGGCAGCGGCAGCGGCTAGCCCGCCCGCCGAAGGCGCAGATGCCAACGCCCCCGTTGAAGGAGAGCCTACCAGCTCTCTGTCTCACGAGGACGCTGTAGCTGCCCTAGGTAAGACTCGCAAAGAAGCGGCGGACTACCGGACCAAATTCTCCCCCTATAGGGACGCCTTCGAGGGCATTGATGACGGCACCCGTGACGTGGTGCTGGACGCCGTAGGCAAGCTGAAAGGCGGCGACATTGGCGGGGTCACGGAGTGGCTGGAGCTAGGCAAGCGGATGATGTCCCCCGAGGAGTTTCAGGAGTGGGCCGGTTTACCCGCCGCAAAGGATCCTAAGCCTGCGAGTGACACCCCACCGGCTCTTACCATCGAGCAAGTAGCCTCACTGCTCGATGACCGGATGAAGGCGCAAGAGGAAGCCACAGCGGCGGCTCAACAGAAACAGAAGAACCAAGAAGAAGCCAACGCCCTAATCACAGAAGCGGAGGGCATGGGCTTCCAGCGGGGCACGCCTCAGTTCAAGATGCTCTTTACGATGGCTGTAGAGGGGGCCATGACCCTCAAGGAAGCGAAGGTAGCATACGACCAAGCGTTCGCCGGTGTCCAGCCACCCCCTGTCCCGATCACTAGTGCACAGCCGTCACCCGGTGCAGTTAACACGCCAGTCACTGAGAAAATCTCAGCAGCCGACAAGTTGAGTGCCCGGATTGATAGGGCTATTGCAGCGGATTCCGGTCTGTCTTAGACATTCTGAACCGATCAGTTCATAAGGCCCCCGACAAAGTGTCGGGGGCTTTGTGTATGTTAATACATAAGTGATCTGGCATCACCTTTCGCACGCAGGGCAGGCCCCAAGGCGCCGAGAAACCAATCCTTCAAACAGAAAGAACAGATCATGGCACTTACTCTCACTCTCGCTGATGCCGCTCTCAAAGAGGACTATCAGCCCGATATTCGGGACCAGCTCAATTCTGAGCATGCGTTCCTCATGCAAATTGAAGCTACCTCTAAGAACGTAGAAGGCCGCCGAGCGGTCTTGGTGCTTCATACTGGCCGCAACGCCGGTACCGGCGCCCGTGCGGAAGGTGGCACCCTGCCTACCGCTGGACACCAGTCGTACGTTGAAGAGCGTGTCGGCCTGAAGTACAACTACGGTCGACTCCAGATCAACGGTCCGGTAATCCGGGCGATGAAGTCCGACAAGGGTTCGTTTACCCGAGCTATTCAGTCGGAAACCGAGGGCGTTGTAACTGACCTCAAGGAGAACGTCTCCCGTCAGGTCTTTGGCGACAGCACCCAGAGCATCGCTCAGTGCGGCACTACCACTGCTGCTACCACGATTGTTCTGGCCAGCACCACCACCGCTACCCAGATGCGCCAATTCTTCATCAACCAGAAGATTGATATCGGCACCACCGGCTCGCCTTCCTCGGTGGCTGCGGATGTCGCTATCACCGGCGTGGACAAGACGGCGAAGACGATCACTGTGGCCTCGGCCATCACCACGTCGGCTTCTCACTACGTCACGGTCGCCGGGTCGGCTGGTAATGAGATCACGGGACTACGTGAGATCATCGCAGACAGCGGCACCCTCTTCAACGTCAACCCGAGCACTGTTCCTGAGTGGGTTTCGCACCGCTCTCAGGGTGCTACCGGTGGAGCTGGCTTCAACTCGGGTACCTCCCGGTTGGCCACTTCCAACGTGTTTGAGAAGGCCATTGACCAAGTCGTGATCGACTCGGGCAAGGCTCCCTCACTGCTCGTAACCAGTCACGGTGTCGTTCGAGGCTACGCTGCCCAGCTCCAAGACCAGCGTCGCTTCAATGACGACATCAAGCTCACTGGCGGCTTCGAGGTTCCCACCGTGCAGGCCGGTAGCGTCAAGCTTCCTCTGCTCGCTGACCGCTTTGCTCCAGAGAATGCGGCCTTTGCGGTCAACACCCAGTGCCTAGTCCAGAACCAGTCTTCGGACTGGGAGTTCATGGACGAAGACGGTGCGGTGCTCAACCGAGTTGCCGGTGTCGACGCCTACGAGGCTACCTTGTTCAAGTACCACGACGTCCACACGGACCAGCGCAACGCTCACGCTGTGATCGAGGACTTGACCGAGTCGTAATCCAGTAATACTCCCCAACAAGAGTAGAAGGCCCGTAGTTAACACTGCGGGCCTTCTGCTATTCTCGGGAGATGGCATCGAACCCAAACGAGTTGGCATACGCACAGGCCCGATACGACATCGAGAATAGCGTTCAGCGGTATGTACAAGAGGAAACGAACTGCCCGTGGTTGCGCCTCACAGTGAACCCCCTGCTCGACAGCCTTGAGGTATGGTTCGATCAGCCCGGCAGGGAGAAATACCTTGTTACAACCAAACAATTCATGGGGGACATGCAGCTAGGCCAGCTCATATCTCATATCCGTAGGATTGATTCCAGCAATGAGACCTTGTCACAGAAGGTAGAGCGACTGGACAAGCAGAATGAGGCCAAGCGCAAGGCGGAGATCGCCGCTTACGTGGATCGCCAGATGCCAGCGGCCGAGAAAGTCTACTTCGAGGCGTACCGGCAACTGACCGGACTCAAGGGCACCCTGTACTGATACGCTAGGGCCATGGATCTAGACACCATCCGCTCGAATGTTCGCCTCCGGCTAGGGCTAAACGCCTCTGACCCCGCCCTGACCGACGCCGACCTCGCTGTGATGGTTAACTCTGCACTCCGGCAAGCTGATAACATGCGAAACTGGTGGTGGAACGAGGCCAGCCGCACATTCTCTACTGCCATTGGGACGTCGACCTACGCTCGAAGCGCCAGTTCCCGCAAATCCTTGTATATGGCCATCGGGGACCAACACGTACCGTTCCGTACGAAGCTAGACCTCATCAAATACGCAGATACTGAGGGCCGACCCGCATATTGGACTGACGAGGGCGGTTTAATCAAGTTCTACCCCACGCCAGACGATGTATTCACTGTCACAGAGGTCTATCAGGCCGCTACTACCGATCTTTCGGCCGGAACGGACACTCCTTTGTGGCCTGACTGGGCCGTGGACCTGATTGTACTGCTCACAGCACAGATAGCGGCCGCCAAAGTTGACCCACAGCTAGCTCAGGTGCTCTCCCAAGAGATGTCACGCATTTACGAGGCCATCAAGGACGAAACTCACCCCGTAGCCGAGGGTGCGCTACCCAAGCGCCGCACCGACTGGCGCCCGTAATGCAGACTCGGGTCTTTGACGAGTTCCGGTCCGGTGAGGCCGGTCTTAGAGGTCTGTTTGGCACCGGCAAACTGTGGCATGGCGAGAATGTCCAGCTGTACGCCAACGGTTCAGTAGGTCAGCGCCCGGGGTGGCGTGAACTGACGGTGGGAGGCACCCAACTAGCGGCAGGTACGGATATTCCTCGGGGAATCCTCTGGCGTACGGACCCTACAGACACAGTGGACAGTAACAGCCGACTCCACGGGTCGCTGGTGCTCATTTACACGGACGCATCCAACACTAACGTGTACTTCGAGCCGGGTGCCTTGTCCGACGGAGCCATCACCTTCCCAAACAACAGAATTGCCAGTACAACGGCGACACACCCGGTTCACAACAACTCTTTCCCTAACGGGTACTCAGCTACGAACCGTCACTTCTCTTGGCACGACGGGCAAGAGCTGACGATCATCGGCGGTACAGTGTACGAGGACTTCGACCTCACTACTCCCGTATTCTCCAACCCGAACACGTCAGACGGCTACGCTTCCGGTGCTTGGGTCCACCGAGACCGGGCGTACTACTACGGGTTCGCTGCGGCCCCCGGACGCATCTACTACAGCGACCCGGCAGCGTACGCCACCGTTCCGGCGACTAGCTACTTCGATGTTTCGTACGATCCAACGCTATCTACCTCGGCCGTCGTAGGCATGTGGACGGTAAGCAACGCTCTAATCATCGCCCGGCGTGACGGCCGCTGGTTTGTGCTCTCCGGGGTCAGCCCAGCCACTGGTAGCCTGCGGGACCTCGTGGACACCAAGGTACCCGGCCCGGGCATGGACGCTCTGCTGTGGAACGACGAGGTGTGGTTCCTCTCTTCAAATACATGGGGACTGAACACTGCTGATGGCTCGGGCGTGGACATCACCAGCGCCCACTATCTCAGTCCCACGCAAACTACTCCTGAGGGAGCCGACTGGACCACCCCGGGTCTGGTCCTGTCTCCCGTCTTGGACAAGGAACGCAACCTAGCGTTCTTCCCTGCGTTCGCAGAGCGGACAATGGCCAACAACTCAGCGGTAGCGGCAATCGTGTACTCGAACGGTGTATTCTCCTACGACAGCTTCTCGCCCGACCTAACCGCTCCTGTACCCACCGGCTTTAGCTTTGCCGGTGGCAACGAGGGCAGGCTCTACGCCATGCTCAAGGAGGGCAGCACGTGGCGCTTCTTTGTGCGGGACACGACGCTGGACCGGCCCGCCAAGAGCACGGACAGCAACAGCACGTCCATGTCTGTGGAGCTAGGCGCCGATACCTCATACATTGACCTCAACGAGATAGCTGCCACCCCCGGCTCAGAGATCCGCTTAGAGCGCATCATCATTGACTACGACTACTGGCAAGAAACGGGCTACGACACGGCATCCATCGGCCTTGACTACTGGCTCAACGGTATCGCAGGGCAAGCGGCCTCCGAGCTGTCAACCGTGGCGTCGGGAACGCAACTAATAGCTTCCGGGGTTGGCGGAGAACCCGTGTGGGCCGCCACGTCGGCTGACACCGGCGCTCGGCGAACATCCATAATGCCCTTTGCCGACACGGCGTACGGAGCCACTATTGGACTTCGAGTTAACCTAACATCCGCCGCTATTCGACGAGTGATCGTGGAGTACGACGAGCGCAAGATCAACAGGGGACGATAATGGGGCGCTCATTCACGTTTGACGCCACGGTAGGTAACTCCTACAAGTTCATGGAGTGGACCGACCCCAAGGCCCGGAAGCGGGCCACGGCCGCAGCCGACTCTCCGTTCCGGTACCTTGAAGAGTTCATCAACCGCTACGTAGTCACGGCCAGCAGTGACGCTGGCGACGTGGACTTTGACTCCGCAGGTACCTACACGTTCAACGGGAACGTAGCAGTTAAGGGCACGGCGGACATCACCAGCATTGTGACGCTGGGCTTGATGGGGGCCGGAGTGTCCCAGCAGATACTCTTCGACCCTGACTACAACAACCCGTACACGTCATTCAATCACCCGGAGTTTAAGCTGGGCGACGGACAGATAGCCTACGTGGACTACACCATTGACGCTAGTAGCAACGTTCGTGTGCTGTGGCTGTCCAGCAAGTACAACAGCAACGGGGGCAACGCTCTTGTGCAACTCAACCAGCCCACATGGGGAGGCGGCGAGGACGTACTAGTGCAGATGTACGCTGACCCCGGATCATCTGCGAACGCTTCGGGTACTATATACATGGACGCCACGGGCACGGGCACGGGGCTAGGAGCGGTGCAGGCCATAGCCACGGACAACATCTGGCTCCAGTCCACGGACATCCACTTCTACAACACAGCGGGCACCACGAGGTACGGCCTGTTCAACAGCACTGGTCTGACCATCGGGAGCGGGGACGACGGCCTAGGCACGGTGTCCGGGTCCTACGGGTCCGTACAAACCTTCGGGTCCGGCAAGGGCGGCTATGAGGGCTACAGCATCCATGGACGGTTGGCCTTCATGGAAAACGGTTCTGGCCAAGGTGGTATATTTGATGACCTGAACAACCGCTGGAAGGTCCGTACGGATCTCAGCGCAACAGGGGGTGTCAGCCTATATGCGGGCACGGTCGTCCGGCTGACCTCCACGGCCTACGGCATAACGGTAGTGGGGTCTTCACGAAACAATGACGGCGCTGCCGCTGCACCGGCCTTTTCATTCACGTCTGATACAAACTCGGGCTTGTACAGAACTGCCTCGTTTGTCGGTCTAGCCTTCAATGGCTCCACTGGGATAGCTGTGCGGGCTACTGACGTTATACCCGGCAGTGACAACACCAAGGGCCTCGGGGACGCTTCGTTCCGGTGGGTTGATGTCTGGGCCGTGGATACCACCATCAACTCATCCGATATGCGGGCCAAGAACCGAACCGGCCCGCCCCTCGGGTCGTCTTTCCTTCGTAGGCTAACCCCCTTCTCGGGCGAATGGATCGACCGCCCCGGCCCCATCCATCAATGGCTGTCAGGGCAAGACGTACAGTCAGCCCTAGTCATGGAAGGCCGGAACACGAAGCTAGAGCACTTGTGGCACGAGAACGAGGACACGGGGTTCCAGTCCCTCAGCTACCCGGAGTTTGTGCCACCCCTCATAGCTAGCCAGAACGAACTATGGGACCTAGTGGAGGAGCTAGCCCGGGAGGTAGCAGACCTGAAGGCGGCCATGTAATGTATGCTATCAGGTATGGAACAGAGTGCCCCGCTAGAGTTTACTGACGAACAACTACTCACTGCGCTTCGTACCATGCCGCCCGAGTATCAGGCAGGCGTGGAGATCCGAGCCATGGAGATCGAATTGCGTGGTCGCAGGGCTGGGGACGCTAGCTAATGACCACCCGTGGCGAGTTTGGCGCTACCCTCTTCGAGCAGCTCGGCCTATCACCGTCCAAGTCCTCGCCTGTGTTCAGCGACGGGGGAGGCCGGATGGACGGCGTTCTTACGGCGCTCAAGGACGCCGGGATAACTAACGGTGTAGGTGACGGTAAGTTCGGAACCAGCAATACGATCACTAGAGGTGAAGCCTTCACCATGCTGGCGAGAGCCTACGGGCTAGCCGGGAGCGGAGACTCTATCGAGCAAGCCGCACAATCCTTGGTGAACGCTGGCGTAGTGAACGGCTATGCGGACGGAAGCCTCGGGCTAGGCGACGCTCTCGACGATAACCAGATGAGCCTGCTCATGGGGCGCATGTCCGGTGTCGGCACTCCCGTCACGGACTCTACCGTAGCCACTGGAGAGGGTGCCCGCCTAGACACAGAGCTTACGGCGGACCCGGAGTTCGTAGCCCAGCTCCGTGGGTTCGGTCTCAGTGAAGAACAGATCCGCGCAACGAACGACTTCCAAGCGACGGCGCTCAACAACCGCCTAGCATCACTTGGTGACGTTTATGGGGAACAGCGCAAGCAGGCGGCTCAGGGCATTAACATATCCTCGGAGAACCGTGGTATGTTCCGCTCTGGAGGTCGCCTAAAGCAGCTCGCAGAGTCTGAGGGCGCCACCAACCACGCTCAGACCGCCGCCGAAGACAGCCTAAACACACAGATAGACTCCCTAGGATTGGACATGGCCAACCAGCTTGCAAATGTCCAGCGCCAACGTTCAGAAGCCGAGGCGGCGGCTCGTGGCCGGTTGTCCGCCCGGGAGTACGACACCGCTGTTCAGACGTATGAGGCAGGTACCCTGTAATGGCTGTGTCAGATGCTATCCGAGGGACCACTGATGGTCTCCGTAACAACCGCTCAGACCTCCTAGCAGCTATAGCTGCCGAGGGGGAGCTGGGCCGTGCCCGGCAAGCGGAAGCGCAGAACAACCTAAACACTCGCCAACGTGCTCAGCTCTCGCAGGCTGCGTCCGTGGCTGAACAGATCGCTGCCCCCACCGGGGCTTTGGACGACGTGTCCTCCTACCTAGTGGCACGCAACAGCACGCTGGACAACAACCGGGAGGCGCAGAACGCCGCCTACGAGAGGGCACTGGCCTCAACCGCAGCAAGTAACTCGGCGTACATCGACCAGATCGGTGCAGGTTCCGTGCTCCAAGCGCAGCAGCTAGACGCTGATTATGCCGCAGCCCAGCAACTCCTAGATGCTCAAGCAGCAGCGGCTGCGTCCGCCCGCCGGGGTGGTGGGGGCGGTTACTCATCCTCTCCTGACAAGGACCTAACGGACGCAGAGCGTTTGGCCGCCCTCATAGCCAATGAGACTACCTCAGGGGTAGGCAACCTAGAGAGTGCCGCTCGCCGGGCGCAAACTAGCAACCTGAACGCTTTGATGGCTGACGACAACTTCGGGTATATGATGGATGATATCGAGATCCTCATAGCTAACACTGGCAGGCCCCCTACAGCAACTGAAATATATGAGCTGGCGAGGAAGTATGAACAGGGCTGGGAAGGTACAAACGTAGCTAGTCAGTTTTTCATCAACCGCAGCCTGATGATGCCCACCAATGAAACGCTAGCGACTGCTAACCGCCCGCCGTCCGTCGACCCCCTACGGGATAGTGCTAGCTGGCGGAGCAACGGCTCGATCGGTCACTGATGGGGTGGCGGGATGAAGCCGAGGCCATCCGCCAGAACACCCCCGAGGACGGAGGCTGGAGAGAGGGCATCGTACAGGAGGTCAGCGCACCCACCGGATGGCGTAGTGACCCGGCGGTAGCACAGTACAACGCAGATAGGGAAGCCGCCGATCTAGAAGAGGCGTTCAACGAACAGCAGCGCAAGGCCAAGAGCGAGCGGTACAAGATAGACCGGGCTAACCAACTGGCGGCCGAGTCTGAGGTAGCCGGGCTTGAGTCCGACTACAAGGCGTTTATAGAAGAGGACTTCGGCCGGGTCAAGGACATGAGGTCCATTGTCCGACTGATGCCTCGCTTCCTTGAGAGCGGAGATCAAGACCTTGTAGACGAAGCTCAGCGAGTGCTAGAGACCTTCAAGGATAAGCCGGAGTTCCGGGACGTTCTGAACACGGAGCTAGGGGACAAGTGGCTAGATAATCATATAGCTAAGGAACCTGACCGGGGCTTTGTAGGTGACCAGATAGAGGGGGTCAAGAAAACCGGCCGGGTAATAGCCAATACTCCCATGAACATCTTGGAGCGGTTTGGCGACCTCGGTGAAGGCGCATCTACCTTTATGGGTCTCATGCTGCTGGACGACAAGAACCGTCAGGCGGACGGACTCAGGGCGCTGGGCCGAATGGCTGACGCCATCGACATTGGGGACCACATCAAGGACCCCGGTGATATGTCGGGATACGACCTAACGCCCGAGGAGGCCACCAAGCTAACGGGCGGGGACGGGTTCGTTGCGCCCTTTGACTGGCAGGCTTGGGGAGAGCCTCTAGGGGACCAAGTACGCAAAGACCCGAAGATGGTTCAGAACCTCAATCCACTGGCTCTAATCCCGAAACTCGGGGGTCCTGACATTCCATTGTCCGGCCGTAAACTGGACATAGCAGGGGTGGCTGACCTAGGTACTCAGGCTGCTGTGGACCCTCTGACTTGGACTACTGCCGGGGTCGGTACGGTGGCCAAAGGGGGGATGCTAAGCCTGTCGGAGCACAGCGCAGCGGGCGCAGCCCTAGCTACTGTGATTAGAACGGAAGGCTTTGATAGCCTAGACGAAGCCAGCAAGGTCTTTGCACGTGAAGTATGGGCAGAGGCCGCCGCAACGTCCGTAAAGGGAGCGCCCCGTGCTACAACCGGAGTCAAGGGGTTGTTCGCCAAATTTGCTAAGGATGAAGAGGCCCGCATAGCTAAGATCATGGGGGATGTCGAGAAGAATGTGGCCCGTCGAGGGCAGGGCGGCGTGCACTTCATGGGAATGCGAATCCCCGGTACGCAGCTACTATCAACCGCCGGGTACAAGACCCTCAACAAGACGGGGTTCCTCAACAAGACGATCACCACCCTGCTGGATAGGAAGGGCAACGTAATCAAGTACAAGGGTGCAGACTTTCTTGACATCCTCCCTGAGAACGAGGTGAGAAGCTGGCTGACGGACGCCACGTTCGCCAAGATACCCGGCACCAAAGCGGCGCATAGAATGTTTGGCGGTGAAGTGTGGGAAGCCAGTCTAGTCCTTCGCTCCACTCAAGAGTTGCTCTCAAAAGGCAACATAGCCATTCACCAAGCTCTGCAAATGACGGACCAGATTGTTGCCCGAGCACGCACTACGGTAGGCGACGAGTTTGCGGACGCTCTACAGAAGCAGGTGAGTGAGCACATCCGCCCTCAGTCAGCACGTTCGGGGGGTATCAAAGTTGCTGGCCGGAAGGTAGTGCCCGGCGGCCGTGACCTAGACCTAGTGCTACGCAAGATCAGGCCACGAGCCGACATAGCCGCCGACGAGACACGACGAGTGGCAGACGCTGTAGGCGACGTTACCGTGCCTGAGGCCGGGCGAGCCTCTCGTGCCGCCAGTGACACCGCACTTCGGTTGAGCCGCTTGACCAAGCTCACCCGTAAAGAGATGGGCGACGACGCAGCGTCCGCACTGAACAGATCCCTAGTAGACGCTGTGTCCGTGCCCTACAAGGGGCGCAGGCGTACTGCGCTACAGCGCATCGTAGACGCACAGGCTCCTGACAGCGCAGCATCCCGCCTCGCAGCAGCCACGCTAGACATCAACAACACCAACACCCGTCTAGCCGCCCTTGTCAAAGAGAAGATGCCCCGTCGGTTCATGACCCAGAAAGCCAAGAACCAACTGCGCCATGCGAGCAGCAACAACGAATCGCCTTCAGCGTTCCTCAACCGAGTGATGCGAGGAGATGAAGTGCTGGACGGTAAGTCTAGCGTATTTGACTTCAACGACGCCGCCACCCGCATACTGGGCGGCGCAGACGTGAAGATTGGCGACGTGTACGAGACTGCCATCGAGCGGGTGATGGCAGCTCAGTCCGCAGAGATGGCGAAGCTGACCGCTGACTACAACATTGTAACCGGGCTAGAGGCCGTCAGTAGGTCTGACGGTATGCCGCTGGTGCGCCGACTGTCGGATAATCTGCAACAGAACACGCCTGCTCGTGCGTTGCGCTCCGTGGTGGAACCGGTAGAAGAGGAGGTTGTAGCCGCTACTCGCCAAGCGTTTATGGACGAAGGCTTGGTAGAGGTAATGAAAATAGGTAACGAGTCGTGGTGGGCGCCTCCTGCAATCAGGTCGCAGCTAGACTCAACCCGACAGATACTGTCCTCTGCTGAGGACCTCAGGCTGGCGAGCCAACTAGGTAAAGATGTTGCCACTCTGTGGGCATCTGGCGTCACATCATCACTGTTCAACCCATCGGCCCTAGCCTTCAACGCCCGTAACGCCCTAGGTAACGTCATGTTCGCCTTCATGGGTGGATTGCGCAACGTGGATCGGTTTCGTGAGGCTGGCGTCATGCAAGTAGCGGCACACGCTGCCCGTAACGAAGTCAAGAACACGGGCAAGGCTCTAGAAGAGGTCATAGCCTCTCTTCCCCGTAGGCAGGCTGTCATCCTCCGAGACGCAATGGACCACGGGGTCATCGACTCATCGTTCTTCGCCATGATGGGGGCGGACGTCTCGGCCACCCAAGCCGCTACACAACGCTTTCTATCACTAACGGGCACCAACGCAGGGCGGAAGCTATCCAGCGCCATAGAAAACAATGCTCGTCTCGCCCTGTACATTGACGCTGTTGAAAAGGGCATGACCCCCGCTCATGCAGCGGCTCACGTCAAGAAATACTTGCTTGACTATGCGGACTTGACCCCGCTAGAGCACACGAAGATTCGCATGGTGAGCCGGTTCTACACATTTATGCGAAAGAACCTACCCTTGCAGATAATGGCAATGGTCACTACCCCCGGACGAGTGGCCAACGTGGAGCGAGGCCGCCGCTTATATGAAGCTGCGGTATTCGGTGATGAAGACCGATCGGGCGATAGTCTCATGCCATCATATCTGGACCGTGCTGGTTATACCAAACGGGGCGATGTATTTGCCATGGCTGAGTCGCCTTTCACGGCCATAGGTGGTCAGCTAGACGCCGGGTTCAGCGCCCTGTCGCTGTTCCCCGGTAGCGACAAGCTGATGGAGGAACTCGGCTTCGCTACCTACGAGCACGAAACGGACGCTTGGCAGAACCTGCTGGGTCTATTCTCCGGTCCGCTGCCCGACGCCGTATCTACCGTACTAGAGGGGGCAACCGGCCGCAGCAGCTTTACCGGGGGACCCCTCAAGAACGACAACGCCTCTCGCTTCTTCCGCTTCAGCGATACTGTGGTGCCTCCCTTGAGCCGCATCTGGGACCTTGGAGAACGGGTGGGTGTGGTGGACGCTGGCCGGGTCAAAGAAGACCAGAGAGGACATATGCGGGATCGCCTGCTGTCCATGGTCACGGGCGTGAAGGTCACACTAGACAACGAGGGCTTCCAAGATCGGCAGTTGGGCTACCTCCGTAGGGCCATGGAGGACCTTCTGGACACCGCTGTAGACGAGGGCATGGATGTTCCCACGCTGGAGGAGCTGCGGGAGGCGGGCGCCATCCAGAACGCTAATCGTGTGTTTGCCGCCGTGATGTACGCAACGCCCGACCCCGAAACGGGAGAGACGGTACAAGAAGCACAAGTCCGCAGACTGCGTGAGCTGCTCCCGGAGCGTGTTGCAGGCATCGTGGGGGTTCCTGTGGAGGGCCGCCCCTCACAGGCCCGCACAGAAGCTGACACGCTGTCTCGTGCGGAGGAGATTAGGCTGGCACTGGAGGGCCTCGGGGTCACGCCCAACGACGAACAAGTAACCGCTCTGCTCCACGCCCTCCCCGGCGCTCCTAGTTCAGATCTGCTAGCGGACCTCGGCATCCAAACAGATACAGAAAACATCTTCAACCGCATGGAAGAGTCGCCCCTAGACAAGGCAGCGAGGGAGAGCCGAGAGCTAAGCAGCGCCACCCGCATCGCACAAGGCATTGCCGATATCTACGGTATGTCGCTAGACACGGCCCGCAGCATTAGCCCTGTGCTAACTGAAGCTCAGCAAGCTGTAGCCGACGCTGAGGAAGCGGGACTGTCTCAGGCGGAACTCCAAGACTATCTGATGTACGAGCTACTGTCCCGACAGGACCGGGCGTGGCTGGGACTCAGCACGCTTGAAGACGGTATTACTTACAACCGTTACTCCGATGTTGAGAAGGACGCTCAGAGGGCCTACGAGAGGCGCACAGAGATCGGGGTAGTCAACAGCGTGCTAGGCCTCGGCATGACTCAGGAGTACATGACCCTCTACACGTACTGGGGCCTATTCTCTGGCGTACAGCAGGATGCTCTGGGGATCTTCCGACAGCCGTCAGTGTCTCGCCGCACGGACCTGCGCTCTCTGGCGGACAAGGCCGAGGACTACACTAGTAAGCTGCGTGCCGTTGACAGCGGCCTGCTCCGGGCAGTCAACGCCGGTAACTAAAGAAGCCCCGCACAGAGGCGGGGCTTCGTTAGAGATGTGCGCACCTCCTGTTATGTACAGGACTCGCAGACTTCCGGGTTCTCAACTCCGCAGGTGAGCGGCTCGTCCGCTTCTCCCCACGAGTCCTCATCGCCCCAGTCGAACGATCCTTGAGTGTAGGTCTCCCCTTCCTCTTTCATCGTCCTGCTTTCTGTGCAACGTAGGCGGTGATCGGCTTGAGTCCGGCGGAGAAGGCGGCCACGATGGCTACCTTCCACTCGGTTACTCCCAAACTGAGAATAGAGTCAGCAGCGAGGGCCGCTAGGAAGCCGTCGACAGCACGCCAACCGGCTCGCTGGAACATTAGTTTCATATAATCTCCTTGTTTGGGGTTGTTTCCCACGACTCTACGTCGAGTGGTGGCTCCTCTGCGGCTCGGCTTGCAGCGAGGTCTCGCAGTGCTTGGATGTCTGCTATCTGTTCGGGGTCCATACCTACAGTGAGGGTGTGGTCGTGCTTGATGACTTGCTCCATGTCCTTGAGAGAATGACGCAACACCTTGTCAGCGGCAGACACCCGGGTGGCGTCATCCTCCGCATTCTCCATGATGTCCATGAGCACCCGCATGGCTGGCTCTTCACGGGCTGTCCGCTTCACCTCAACAAACTCTTGGCGCTTGTCGGGGTTGTCCTTCAAGTACCGGTTGAGCGTGCGCCACGAGTGTCCCATGTGCTCCATGGCCTTGTATCCGGTCATACCGCCCCGGATGTGGTTCAGGAACTCGTCCCACTTACCGGGCAGGTCCAGTACTACCTTCGGGCCTGACCGGTTAGGGAGGGAAGTCACGCTTCAGCTTGGGCCGCTGAAGCTCCGCACGCTGCGTACCCTGCCATGTCCACATAGTGGTCTAGCTTCTTGGGAGATGTCTTGAGTCGTGCCATCTTGAGGAGAATCATCAAGTTGGCAATGTCCAAGGCGTTCAGCAGAGGGGCGGTGTCTCCATACAAGGACCGTAGGTACCCGTTCCACAGCTCTGCGGTGTCGAGGAAGTTGTCCTCTGGCTCACCGTACTCTTGGAGTCTGTCAGTGACTACCGCCACCTTCGCAAGATCCAAGGTGGTCTCCCGGCGCTGTGTGCTGTCCATTAGTGGTACCTGCTTCCTAGATTCATTGGGATGGCGAACGCTTCCTGTCCTTCGAGGACGACGCCGCAACCAATCAGTGGCTTCTGAGCGTACACTTGCCCGTAGGCCATGGCCGCTGAGTGTGAGTCTACCCCGCACCCCGTCTGTAAACCAAACACTTTCATGTTGGAGTTGGCGTGATACCAAACACCTAGCTGGCTGTGGTGGTGTCCCTGAACTACCGAGCGGAACTCCACAAGCGCATTGTTCAGGGCCGCTGTGCGGCCACCCTTGGCCTTGTCACCGTGCCGGTACAAGACACCGTCAATCTCTAGATCGTCGTAGCGTTTGCGCCACTCCCAGCCCGGTGTGTCCCACATGACTTCGGGCGTCTTCAACAGTTCGGGGGTGATCCCCACGTCCTCGGCCCGGCGCCACGGTAGCGCCCCGTGGTTCCCTAGAGTTACTTGGGCCTTCGGGAAGGCAGCGTACAGCTCGGCCACCTGCTCCTTAGCGGCGGCGTACTCTTCCTTGGGCGTGGACCCGGTGAGCGGGGTTCGGTGGTAGCTGATGGTCTCCCAATCCACCACGTCCCCGATGTGTACCACCCGGTCACAGTTGAACCGGTCGTACGTCGTCTGTAGGAACTCAACGTACCCGTCTAGCATGACGGGACAGTGAGTGTCCCCGATGATTAGTACCCTCGATGGATCGTTCTTGCGTTTCCGTGTCACGGTTCCTCCTTACGAGGAGGCGTCTTGCCTTCCTCGGATGTACGCAATGTCTTCGCCCTGCAAGTGCTGGACGTCTTGTAGTACGCCTACTCTGGCATCTACCTTATCAATCTTACTACCCACACGAGCTTCCGAGGCGACCCTCTCCTGCCTACCCTGCTCGTGCTGGCTAGTGTTCTCCTCCTGTAGGTACTTGATTCGTTTGAGGAGCAGATAGCCCAAGGCGGCAGTGAGCCCACTGCCGCCAAAGGCTTCAAAGTTGGCGAGCAAAAATTCAATCATGCCCCCCAATGTAACTTAGCCGAGGGCTATCACGCCCGTGTGGTTAATGGTGAACGGGGTGTTGTCAATCTCTGCTCTGACGTTGGCCGTGACCTGCTCCACGATGGCCAAGATGTCAGCGGGTGCCCCCGCTTTGCCCGGTGCTCCTGCCTTGCCCGGCGCACCGGCCTTACCTCGGGGGCCGGGAGTAGTGGCGACAGCGGCAATCTCCTCACGAATGAGGTCGACCACTCGGCTCAGTACCGTGAGCAGAAGCTGATTGTCGTAGGTGGCGGGGTGGGCGGCCATCGAGTCGAGTACGGGAATATCCCCGTTGTCGACCTTGCTGAACCGGGGCACAGCGGCCTGTGCCCATACCTCTAGGCTGGCGGTATCTGATAGTTGCATGATGTCTCCGTAGGTTGGAAGTAGTTGTTTGGCCCGTTCGAGGGCTACTCGGTTCTTGTCTCCGCAGCAGAACGTGCCGCTGTTGCCCACTCGGGCTTGGTGGTCTCGCAGCTTGGTGGGGTCACCGTCCGTGATAGCGTGCGTCACCTTCATGAGAGAAGCAAACTGTTGCGGTGTCACACCCGTGTCGTTGCCCGGGATGTGGATAGTAAAGGCGTCGGATATGTCCCCTTGGCTCGTGCGCAAGGGCTGTCGCCCCTCGTAGATAGTGCCGTCAGCGAACACGAATATATGGTAGAAGATGTCCGACCACTTCTTCGTGATCTCGTGGTACCGCTCAATAGAGAGCAACCACTTGGCCTTGTCGGCGGGTGACAAGGACCGAGGCCCTCGTGCTCCCGTGTGATGCCACTCAGCTACACTGATACCGTCCGCCCACGTGCGAGTGGACGCTGCCCTGACCTCGCTAGGGTCCCAAGCGTGACGCCGGTGAGTGAATAGCCCGTTCCATTCCTGCTCTGTTAGCACGACTGAACCTTAGCACGCAGACTGCGGATCTCGGCGGCCGCCTCCGCCGCCACCTCTCCGTTCAGTAAAGCGTCACACGGTTTATTCATCGCACAAATGTGACAGTGGGCACCTCCCGGTACGGCCCGGTGCATCTGGCCCTCTTCGGCCATGGCGTCTAATTCAAACAGCACGTAATCCCTCATATACTTGACTCCTCACTTCCGCCCCGCACGTCAGGATGTTGGTCATAGTGGGCTTGAAACATCAAGGTATTGGACAGTAGCTCCTCCCACCGGAGAATCTCGTCTAACATGGCCGACTCGTCGTCATCTGCCACGTACCAATCACCCGACGTTCGACCCCTCTTTCTCCACTCTCCCTCAGCCCCTATCTCGAAATAGGAACCACCGAACTCAATCATATACTTCCTCCTTGGTCAATATGGCCACACGAACTTGGCGCTTGCCGTCCTCATCTACCTTCCACACACGGGCAAGCTCAGCGTCGTGCTGTTCCTTGAGTAGGGCCACCATACCCTTAGCGTTGGAGTACGGCAAAGTAAATACCCCTGCCCGATGAACTTCACGCAGCAACTCCACGGGAGATATCAACACCTGATGATGTCCTTCGTCGCTGGTGCGTTCCCATACTGCGTTGTGGATGCCAGCCTCTAGCGCCCAAGTTACAGCGTCCAACGTCGGGTTGGCCTCAGCGGCCGCCTGAGCTTGGCTCGTCACCATCGAGAAGTCCGGCTCTGGCCAGCTTAGCTCTGGCTCAATGTCCTGCAAATAGGCGCCAAGGAGCTTCCACCCGTAGTCGAGCACGGCGATGTTTTCCCGCTGCCGGTCGTTGAGGTGGGCTAGGTCGTCTCGATACGTCAAGAACGGTACATAGGTGGTGGCCCCCGTGCGGTGCAACCATCCGAGATAGTCCGCCATCACGGACGTGTAGCTCTCCGGGATCAACCGACCCTTAGTGGCCTTCGAGAGGCGAAGCGACACCATCCGGTCCGTGTGGCTGGTCTCCGTGAAGCTGTCCTCCCCTGTCACGACGAGGGGCACGAGCGTGGGCGTCTCTACCAGCACTAGGTCGTTGCCCTTGACCTGCCCTCGGGCGGACCGCTGTCCCGTGTAGGCGTCACGGATCAACTGGTCCAGCACGAGCTTGGCGTCGTGTCTAGCACCGGGTCGGTACTCATCGAACCACACGGGCACGGCATTGGTAGAGGACATCAACGCCGTCACCGCATAAGGCGTGGTCGAGGTGAGGTTGAGCGTGAGGTCTGACCCGCCAAAGCTGTGCATGAATAGCTCTGTCAGCGTGGTCTTACCGGACCCCGACCCGCCCGAGATGGACAGGGTGGGAAACCGGGTAAAGAGCGGGCGCAGCGGGGCGGCGGCGAACCATGCCAGCAGGGGGTGCGTCACGTCCGCAGATGCTGAGTCCATCAGGTCGTCCACGGTGGCCAGCGGGTCCGCCGGATTCAGGACGAACCGGTCCGGTAGAGACTCCAGCGACCCGGGGCGGGGCATCCACACCCAGCGGTCCTGCCCTATGCTGAGGTCAGGCAGGATGTAGTCCCCGTCGTGCAAGCCCACCACGTCCGTCAACCGGCCGGTGGGGGAGACGATGCTCTCGTGCGCTAGCAGGCTGTGCAGGGCCTGAGCGTCAGTGTCCGACCCCAACCACGACACACCTCGCTTCATGGACCACGACACGAGGTTGCGCTTAGACGACAGATCGGACGGCCGCAGCACTTCCACCCGGTGGTGAGGGCGCAGCTCTCCCTCGTAGGCTGACGACCCGTTGTCGTCCGTCAGCACTCGGGTGACCGTGAACGACCAGTCGGATAGCTGCCGGTCATTGCCCTTGTCCGACTGCGACGGTCGCACGTACCGAAACCTCGCCTCTTTGATGTCGTCCGGCGGTTGCAGGAAGGGCTTGGCACGGTACGGTAGGGCGCTAATGCGGTCGGGAGACAGGGACGACACGTCCGCCCCCTCGGGCATGGGCACGTACATGATGTCCGCCCCCCTGTCCCGCAGTGCGGCCTCCCACCTACGAGATGACGAGCGTCCAGCGTCATCACCGTCGAAGCACAGGTACACGGTAGTGCGCCACAGCTTCTCGTCCATCAGCTTGATTAGATTCTCGGGGCGCCGACCGGCCGAGCAGGACAGCACGAGGTACTGGTCACCGAGCAGGTGATCCAAGGCCCACGCATCTGTCTCCCCCTCGCACAAGATGATAGGAGACCCGAACTCGGTGAGGTGCTCTATGCCGTAGAGGGGAAGCTGCGACCCGGGCAGGTTGAGCTTTACGTTGCCGTAGCGGTGCTTGGCCCCTACCGGGCGTCCGTCCGTGTCCACGTAGGGGATGAGCACGCCCTCTTCACTGTGCGCCCGCACGCCCCAGCGAGACACGAGCCACTCAGCGGTAACAGATTCGAGACCGGGGTGGGAGTCATGCAGTGTGAGGAGGAGAGAGTTAGCTGCTTCCTCCGCACCCCGGTTGCCTGACTGTAGCACCTGACGCAGGTCCTCGGGATCAAGCTTAGCGGTGCCGTCCGCCAAGGACGGACCGGCCCAATCAGACTCTACGAAGTCAGCGAATAGCCTACGGCAGTTGTTAATAGCTTCACCGTCAGTGCAGGAATCGAATCGCTTGACGAGGTCAATGACCGAACCTTGCGACCCTTCCCCAAAGTCCCCGAAGCGCCACTCTTCGTTCTTCATCCACACGTCGAGCGACGGGTCATTGTCTGAACGGAAGGGGCTTACATAGTGGAGCCGGTCCCCCGTCCGGCGCTGAGGGAAATGATCGTTCTGCTCCATCACGTACGGGATGGGCAGCCCTCGCCGGATAGCGGCCGGGCTGGCTTGTAGGGCTTCTTCGCTGTACTTCACACTGTCTCCTCGTTGCTTACTTCTAAACCCACAAGAGGCCCGGGGGAACCACCCCCGAGCCTCTCCGCAGGGGCCTCGCTAGTAGTTGAGGCCCTGCCTCCTACCAGCCCCGCCCGGCTGCCTCATCCGCTGCCGCCGGTGCTGGTGTGGGTGTGGAGCTGCCGCCTGCACGAGCGGCTGGGTCCACAGAGTCAACGTCTCGGCTGAAATAGGTGTTGACGCCTTGGCGGGTGTTCCCCTCCCTGTCCTGATAGGACCGGTGCTTGACGCTGGCCTTGGCTTCACGGTCCACGAGGAACGTGGCAATGCTGGCAATGTCGCCCAGCTTCTCCACGATCTCTTCATCGCACCCCAAGCCCTTGAGCTTGCCAAAGTTCAAGGCGTTGGCCTTGTCCGAGCCGCCGAGGATGATGTTGTCCCACCACTTGGCACCCGTATTCTCCCCGTCATCGGTCACTTCGAGGTGGAGGCCGATCTTCGGGTCTCCCTTGAGGGTAACGTCGTGGTTGGTCTTGATGACCTTGACGACGTAGTCACCCTCAGGAGGGGTGAAGCGTCCACCCCCGCCCCCCTCGGAGATGCCCGTGGCCTGCGCCTTGCTTAGCAGATCTTTAATGTTGGTCATGGTTCCCTTTACTTGTTGTTAACTACTCGGACGATATCGCCCATATTTGGTTGTGAAATTACGCCCATCGGATGGGCCACTGACACACTGTGCAAGCGGCACTTGGCAACAGCAATGTCATCGGGTTGAATTTGCATCTGGCGGATGATCTCTCCGTCAGCGTTCTTCGTGGTGGACATGAAACCTACCATGTCAAAGTACCCGGCGTAACTCTTTCTCAGACCGCCCTGAAACATGGGCTTGCGGGGGATCATCTCATCATCGGTGCCCGTCACCACTACCACGTGGATCTGACGCTTGGCCGAGGGCCGTGTCAGGTCCCGCAAGGTGCGTATCAGGTACTCCATGTTGTTGAGCAGTTTGCCCCACGCTTGCTGGTCGAACAGAGCATCGGGTCCCTGAGATAGCCGGTCCTTGAGCTGCTTCTGTATCTCGGTGAGCGAGTCGACCACGACGCTCTCGAACGGGTGGTTACCCGATACGAGTACACGCATGACGTTGTCGATCTCCGACCACGAGGTCACGTCAACTACAACGTTACCCCCCGTAGGGATGTCTTCCCCGCTGGCGGGTGACCAAGGCAGCTTTAGGGACGGGGTGTCCCTGCTCCCGCCCTCTGCGTCGAGTGTGAGCGTCAAGCCCATTTCCGTGCAAGTGTCGGCGAACCAACTCTTACCAGTACCCCAGCCGCCGTGAACAGCAACTGATATACGGCGGTCGTCAGCCTTTTGTGTCTTCATGTGAGGTGCTTCCTCTCTGGTTAAACCCAGCGGATGGTCCGCTCGGGTAGGGTAGGACATCCTCCCAATACCCGCCGTCGGACATCACCGTGCAAGCCGCCATAGCGTCGCAGCGCCAGAAGCAATCGGGTGAGGTCACGGGGCGGATATCGACTGGGTCCATCCCTTGATCTAATGACGTTACCATATCTTCTATCTCTCGCAAAGAAGTAGTTAGGTGACGCTCGTGCTGGTCTAGAATATCGTCGGACAGGGGGATGTGTACGTGGTCCTGTGGTTCCGTTTTGGTTGCCTTGACGGTCTTGATGCGGGCGTAAGTGGCTCGGGTGGGGGACCCGTACCCGCACTCTCTGGCCATCCACCCGTAGGTCAGTAGCTGGAAGTCATTGGCCATCAGCTGCCTGAACTGTTTGCCAGTCTTGTAGTCCAGCACACCCACCCCGTGCGGCCCAGTGTCCAGCCGGTCCAACGACCCGTAGATTGTATGACCGGCTAGCTCGGCCTCTAGCTGTAGCTCTACCCCGAGCAGGGTGGTGCCCACATCGTTGCCCTCTACCTCGTTCCACGTGGTGTACCGCTTAGCGTAGAACAGAGCATCGGCTGCCGCAGTCACGTATTCGGGTACCTGCTCTTTGCCCTCAGCAAAGAGCCAATCACGAACCGCTGTGTCCGGCACCGCTCCCAAATTGGAGGCGGCCATTGCAGTGTGAACCAGTGTGCCCAGCTCTGATGCACCCGGGAAGTCGCCTACAGGTGTCTGCCCGTTCGGGTACGGGTTGAGCCAATAGGTGAGGTACCACTGACGCTGGTCTACTAGCCACGACTTTAGCTCTGACTGCCTAAACCTCATCAATAACCTCAGGTCCCGTCACCACAACGCCGGAGTACAGGATACCGGAACTATGAACCAACGCACCGTACATCACGATGTGTCGATTCCCGGCGGGGGACGCTGGTAGTACAGCTCGCTCATAGGGGATGACCTCCTCGCCCCGGTACACTACGTCGGGGTGAACGTCGTCCTCTACACGGGGGCGCCGGGTGAACGTCTGGTTAGTCGTGTCAACCTCCCAAATAGAGGCAGTGGTGGTGTACTTGAGTCTCATGATTGCTCCCTCTTGGCTTCGATTCGTCTTTGCTGGTAGTACAAGCGCCACGCCTTACGGTCGGCTTCACTCGGCCCCGTGGCCCCGGGCTTGCCCATGCGCAGGGCGTACTGTTTGCGCTGGTAGGACGCTGGTGTTCCTTCGGGTGCTAATTCCCTCATCTTATCTCCTCTAATAGTTGATCTCGTACCACTTGCTCCAGATTGCTTGCCTTCTCGGCGGCTACCGTAGCAGTGCGCTCATCAATGGTGCCCTCGCTGATGAGCGTGATGATTGTGGCGCCCTTGTCTTGCCCGATGCGGTGGATGCGGTCCTGCGCCTGCGCATTGCGGGCGTTAGACCATGACTGTTGAGCGAACACGAGCGTGCTGCTGCGAGTGAGCGTGATGCCCTCCGCCCCCGTGCCCGTGGTCAGGACAATAACGTCCAGCTCACCGGCTTGGAACGAATCCACAAACTCTTGTCGTGCCCGGGCGGGTACGTCCTGCCAGATGGCAGCACTGCGGTACTCTGCCTGTTGTAGCTCAGCGTTCAAGAACCGCACGAGCCGAGCAGACTCGGCGAACACTACCACTGGCCCGTCCGTCTGTTCGATGATGTCGATCACCTTGTCCAACTTATTGCTTGGTGCCGTAAGCCCCGTAATCTTGAAGTCCCCGTCCATCTCTGGCATGGCGGAGGCTATCTCTCGTAGGCGCATGGCCTGCGTTAAGGGGTCAGCGGCAAACAGCAGATCACCGTCAACTGAGGCGATCATAGACTTCTTCATCTCTTTGTACGCCTTGGCCTGTTTGGCTGACAGGGGCAGCCGGATCTCTACGTGTGTCTTGTCGGGCAGCTCCGGCAGCACGTCGACCTTGAGCCTACGGATGAACCGTGGCTGGAAGATCTCATCGAACAAAGGCAACCGGTGCGGGTGGATGCCCCGATTCTCAATGCCCCCGAACCACCCGGGGCGCACGTCGCACAACACCTCCCGGTACTGTGAGCGCACCGGCCACTCATCGGGTTCTACGAAGTGCATCACGGCCCACACGTCGTCAGCGTCATTGACCACGGGGGTTCCCGTCATGCCCCAAGCGTGGTCGGCTTGCGTGCGCAGCGCCCAGCAGGCCCTAGTGGTCTTGGCCTTGGGTTCCTTGATGCGGTGGACTTCGTCCACTACCATCACGGCCCATTCAAACTCATTCAATTCTTTAGGTTGGCGCTCTTTATCGGTCAGCTTGACCACGTTACCGTACCCGAGCAGGCGAGAGTGAGACAGTGTCCCCTCATAGTTGATGATGACCACAGCGGTTGGGTCCTCGGCCGCTGCGGCGAGCGTCTTGCGGCGCTTGGTGATGATGCCGTCAATCACGTACGGGGTGCGGGTAGACCACTTGGTCACCTCGGCCGCCCAGTTGTAGATCAAGGACTTGGAGCACACGACGAGCACGGGGCCAGTCAGCGGGAAAGCGCAGATGGCGGTGGGCGTCTTGCCCGTGCCCATCTCGTCGGCTATCAGTGCGGACCAGCCCCGCATGTACTGGACGGCCGCTGCTTGGTAGTTACGCAGTCCGCTGTGGATGGGAACGGTGCTCGGGCGGCGCGGTGTGCGGATACGGGACACGGCGTCACTCGCAGCAGAGTCGGGCACTATCTCCCCGGGGCGGAAGATGTGGGCGGCCGTGGCCACCGTCGCCATGTTGGCCTTGCACTTCCACCCCCCAAGGGAGCGACTGTAGCGGGACCCGGGCATCATCTTCATGCGCTCAGTGTCCCGTGGGCCAGCGTGAAACACGAAGTTGTTATTGGCAACGTCGTACGTTACGTCCATGGCATCCCTCTCTCCAGCCGAAACTCTTGCAACAACTGGTTTATACCATATACCACGTCCGTGTAGCTTTCCAACAAACTTTCCATGGACACAGCGGTAGCTAGCTTCGCCTCGGATACCGGGTCGGCTCCGGGGTCCAAGAAATGGTCGTTGACGGCCAAGGTAAACCCGAGGGGGGCGGCACTAATTTTAATCGAGGGGCCATCGACCGTCACGTCAAACGGCAAATCGCTCAGCATATCAATCAGCGCACAAGCCACGCCTACCGCTGCGGACTTGCGGGCCTCCGTCAAATTGGGATGAGTGGGCAGGCCCGCTGCCTTCATCACCGCCCGCTCTTCTCGGTAAGCGTCAATCAGTGCGTTGGCTTCCTCGTTGTTCATCGGTATTCCTTCAATAGCTCAGCGGCGTGGTCGGGGTATCGGCGCAGTAGGTACACGAGCAAGTGGCGCTTGGCGTCGTTGCTGTGCCCGCCGGGCGTAGTGTCCAGCCAGCCTACAGCGGACAGCTTCTCATCGGTAGAGAAACCCTTGGCTTGCCCGGCGGTCTGCAAGGATAGCTCTACCCCGAGGTGGTCTAGTTGTATGTCTAGCCAGCCAATGAGGCGCAGCGCATTGTTGTCCCGGGCCGTCTTGATGGTTCGCTCGGAGATAACAAAGTCCTCGCACACTACCTCTATTATGGCGCCAGAGCCAATGATGCGGCGAACGTGGTCAGCCAGCCCGTAGCGTCCCTCCACCTCCCCGTACAATAGGTCCTGTAGCGGGTGATCTTCGGTGTTGTACATGGCCCAGCCCGTTACCTTGCCGGGGTCAAGGGCCAGCACCCAGCGAGTGCCCGTCTCTACCTCGTTCATTTTGCCTCCTCGTAGTAGTGTTGATCTATCAGGGTGAATGCAGCGTTCGAGCCATACATGAACCGGAGATACTCTGCACCGCCGTCTACCCAGACCCGGTCTTCGTCCTCGGTGCAGAGGCACGAGTGCATATCGTAAGGGTGCTGGGACTGGATGATAGTCATACAGTTGAGGCAGAGCACTCGCTGCCCGGCGTACCCTCGCTTGATTGCCTCAAGCTCGGCCTTGTTCTGCATACTCACTTGCACTCCCCCCAACGGAAGCACGGTTGGCTGGCCTCAGCTATTAGCGGCACGGCGTAGTTGTCGTCTCTCATGGTCTCCACTGCTATTGTCGTTAGTTCCTCGGCATCGGCGGCCGGGAATGAAAATACTAGCTCATCGTGAACTGGCACCACAATGTAGTCGGCCAGCCCGATGGCGTCCAACCGGGCGGCCGCTTGTTTGAGCACGTCAGCACCCGTGCCTTGGACGAGGTAGTTCACTAGCTTATACTCCTCACCGTGGTTAGCGTACGCTCTACGGCCACCCCCCGTGGTGACGTACGGTAGCGGCTCCCGTCGCCGGGCCGTTGCCTCTACCTCTTGCATAAATATACGGACCTGAGGGAACCGGTCATGGTACTCGGCCAGAAACGTGTGCATCTCCCCTTCACTCACGCCCGCCTGCTCCGCCATCTTAGCGGGACCGGCCCCGTAAATCAGAGCAAAATTGATGGTCTTGGCAATCGGGCGGGGCACCCCGATCTGGTCGGCCACCATCTGGTGTAGGTCGCCGCCGTCCCGGGACAGCTCCGCTCGCATGGCCGGGTCACCTGAGTAGTGGGCAAAGAGGCGGGCCTCCTGACCAGCGTAGTCAATGGCCACGAGCAGGTGGCCCTCGGGTGCAGTGACGCAGTCACGAATCTCGGTGCCCCCGTGGCCGGGTATCTGTTGGATCGGGGGGTCAGTCACAGAGGACCGCCCCGTGCGGGCGCCCATCGTGCGGACGGAGGGGTGCAGGCGGCCTCCACTGTCACGAAACTTGACGAGGTACTTGTCCCTCCAGCCGACGAGACGCTTGTACTCTACGAGGTTGGTAGCTAGCTCGGCCGTTAGGCCCCCAAGGCTAGTGATCTTGTCCAGCACTGCTCGGTCCAAACGGGCCTCGCCCGTGGGGGTCCACTCGCTAGCCTCCCACCCCAAGGACTGGAGAGCTGCCTCTACCTGACGGTTGCTGTTGGGGTTGGCTACCCCGGCGTCCGCCAGCACGGTGTACAGCTCATCAATGCGGGGCGTATACGCCCCCGTGATTAGGTTGCGGGCGTAGCCCGTGTCCACGGTCATACCCCTGCGCTCAGCTCGCCACATGATATCCCGGTACGCCATCTCAACACCGTACGGGTCTTTGAATTGCTGGAGGGTAGGGTCCAACCAGTCCCACACGAGCCGAGTCAGCACCGTGTCCATGACCCCGTAGGCCCAATACTCGGGGGCGTCCACGGGTACAGTGCCCCAGTCCGTACCCGTGCGGTTCATCAGGGCTTTCAGTTGGTCCTGCCCCTCCCATGCCCATCGCCCGATGTTACGCCCGGCAATGCCCTTAAGACCGTGGAACTCGTTGGAGCGGTGCAGATGGTGCAACAGCATCGTGTCCTCTACGACGCTCCACCGGGGCAAAGGCAGTCCCGAGATGGAAAGGGCGTGCATGTCAAAGGCAGAGTTGTGCATCAGTACACGGGCACCGGACTCCCGCAGGCGGTGCAGTAGGTGCACGCTCAGCCCCCGGTAGTCCTCGGCGGGCACGGCCCACCCGCTGTTAGCGGTGCCTAGCTGTAACAAGCGCACGTTGCGCTGGTCGTAGTCCACCCCGTACGTCTCGGTGTCTAGGGCAAGGGGCTGCCCGCTGTTGAGTACGTCGGTCAGCCAGTCGTCCACCCGTTGGGGGTCGTCGAGTGGGTGTATGCACAGGTTGACGTCAATGTCCGGGATCATCGCATCTCCGGGTCGATAGCGTGCTTTTTCCAGTAGGGGGACACGCCCGGTGTGTGTACGTTAGGCGGGTAGATGCGTGCGCCGGTCACGGTGGGGGGCGGGAGTAGCGCCCGGTCGGCCGGGAGGTTCAACCCGCCCCAAACGCCCACGGCCTTAAACGGGGCATCGGCCGCCAACTGTCGGCACGGGTTCATATGCGAACAGGCGGCGCAGTCGGCTTGCATGTCCTTCACAAGGTACGGGTTAAGAAACGCCGCCCTGCCCCATGATCGGCAAGGCAGGGCGGCATCAGTGTTCGGGTTCATCATCATTGTCTCGTTTCGGGTAACTGGTTGGGCACGTGGGCGGGCGGGTAAGCGTGGAGAATCTCTCGTTCCTCGGGCACGTACGCCCGCAGGCCAGCCCAGATCCCCACCTCTTCCTTGTAGGCGGAAGCTACCTCCCCGCACTGTTGGCGCACGGGGCATACGGCACAGTAGGCAAGGGCGGCGGTCTCTATGGCGGGGTCTTCATCAAACCAGAGATCAGTGACCTCGTGAAGACACGCAGCGTGAGACCGCCACCCGTCAATGTCTATCACTCGACGTTTAGGGCCGGGTGGTCAGAGGGAAGAATCGGTGCGGCCTTCACAGCAGCAACGAAGGCCTCGGCAATGGGCACCATCAGGTCGAGCACGTCGTCACCGATCAGGGTTCGGGTACAAGACAGCTTTTCTTCCTGTTCTTCCCGGTAAGCGGTCGGCCCGTCATAACCCAGCGCCTCCCAATCGCCGTCAGAAAGCTTTGCCTCCTCTGGAAAGTTAGAGGCCATGAAGACACCGAGAATCAGGGCCTCAGTAGAGGCGGAAGGTACACCTTCATAGAACGCTAACTCCCGTAGGCCCTCTAAGCCAGCAATGGCTAGCTCAGCGGGTGCACGGTACCGGTCCGAGTCGGACACCACCACATCTTGGAACTGGGTGCGTAGCTCTGCGGGGGTGGGGATAGTTTTCATTGGTTCACTCCGTTGTTGTTGTTGTTGAGATCTTGGATCTGGTCGCATAGCAGCGCCTCCACCTCGGTTGCTCGGGCGGGTTCGGAGTACTGAGCGTCTAGGGCCCACCACTTACCGTCATCAAGCCGCACAAACTCACGGTCCTTACCACAGAGGACACGATACGGGCCTCCCGTAGAGGGGGTTAGCGTATCAAACTCCGGCATGGTGCCGTGGTTTGATACAGTGGTGGTGCCGCTAACTTGGGTGTTACCGGCCACCCGGGTAGTACCGTACACTCGGGACTCATCGTACACTTGGGCGTTGCCGTACACGTGGGCGGTGCCGTACACGTGGGAGCGGCCGTACACTCGGGCGGTGCCGTACACTCGGGAGCGGTCGGACATTCGGGCGTGGCCGTACACGTGGGCGTTGCCGTACACGTGGGCGGTGTCGGATACCCGGGCGCTGCCGGATACTTGGGCGTGGCCGTACACTCGGGCGGTGCCGTACACTCGGGAGGCGTCGGATACAAGGGCATAGTCGAACACTCGGGAGGTGCCGTACACGTGGGCGTGGCCGTACACTCGGGAGGCGTCGGATACAAGGGCATAGTCGAACACTCGGGAGGTGCCGTACACGTGGGCGTGGCCGTACACGTGGGCGTGGCCGTACACTCGGGCGAAGCCGTACACTTGGGCACTGCCGGATACCCGGGCATCGGGGCCTATGTACGCCGTGGCGTCCACGCTGGCGGTGTCCTCTACTAGTCCGCCGCCGTTGGGGTGTGGGTGGTAGGTCACTTGGTGCCCTCTCGGTATTCCTCTAGGGTGGGCGGTCGGCCCGTAGCGTGGTCGTACGGTGTTTGTTGTAGGCGCACGCCGGACCGGTTAGGTGACGCATGCGAAGGGGCGTCGTCGTGGTCGTAGTTCATTGTGAGGTATTCCATTCTGCTAAGCGAAATAGGCATAGGTTGTAAAGGGCGGCGTATTCTAGGGCGTGGTCGGGTGCCCTTATCTCGGCTTCGGGTAGTAGGCCGGATAGTAGGCCGGACCAGCAGCCCACCGTGCACACCGGATCATCTGTCCCGTTATGCGCTAGGGTCAGGTACCGATTCTCGGACCCGATCGGCCCGACCGTCATCACG